TGCTCGCCAGCGTCGCCCGCCCAATCGTCCATCAGCGCGATGTCCGACTGATAGCGGTCGATGTTGTCGATCACGAAGTTGAAATACTTGGCGCGATCGATCACCAGGGTCTTGTTCGGCGACTCCGGTCGCTGCGTTTGCAGCGTCCCGCCTTTCTGATAGTCCCGGATGATGATGGTCGGCGTGGTGCGGATATGCACCTTGTCGCCCATCGATGCGATTTCGCCTTCGTAGTCCGTGTTCGCGATCTCGCCGAACACCGTGGCGTCGTAGAACTTCTCGACGAGTTTGCCGGACCAGATCTCCGGAATGAACGTCCCGGAATAAGCTGGATGGCCGGCGGCTGACGCAACTGCGTACATCAACAGATTGCGCTCACAGTACCTCGCGATCGGCGCTAGCGCGAACGCGAGAAGTGCTGTGAAAAAGGATTGGATTTTCGATTTCATTTTTTTCTCCTGAGCCGCTTTCGTCGGGTGATTGAGGCTCCTAACCTCTGATCCTTCCCTCCGCATACGCGGCAGTAATGTCGGTTTCGAGTTCGCGACCCTCGGCCTCCTTGACCTTGCCCTTATAGAGCCCTTTGCGCTTGTCCGCATAGAACTCGGAGATCTGCGCACGGGTCCAAATCTTGTCCTTGTTGGCGTCGTCCGTAAGAACGGGGTCGCCCCCTGCGGAATCTTGATTTGGGCTTGGACTTTGGGGATTGGCTTTCGGTGGCTTCGGTGCTCGCGCACCAATTTCTCTGCCCTCCTTGAACGCGAGGAAGATTTCGACAGTTCGGAAACCCTGCATTGATGCGTGTGCTCTTTGGAGCAGATCGTCGCGAAGCCGTCCCGTTTCCGGATCGACCTCTTGCAGCCACGCGATGAAACGTGGATCGTCGTTTTGAGTCACCCAGAACGGAGCCTCGCGATCAAGCGTGGCGTTGTAGTTCGCCTCGCTCATTCGCTGGAAGGAATCCACTCGTTCGGTGAGAGGCTTGAGGCGCCTTTCAATCTCGGAGCCCGCAACTTCTCGCGCGGCCTTCGCGATGACTTGCACCAGATCCTCGCCAGCAACGCCGCGCTCCGCGTCCGAGAGGCTCGTAAGCTCCCCGGCCTCGATCTTGCGTGTGCGTTCTGTCTCGGCTGCTTTGACTTGCTCTGCGAGCGTCTTGACCTCGGCTGCTAGGCGTGGAACTTCCGCGTCGTACTTGCCGCGGATCTGGCGGTGGTATTGCTTCTCGCGCGCCAGTGCGTCATTCGCCGTCTCGAGATCTTTTCGCAGTTTTTCCAACTCGGCATTCGTCGTTTCGGATGGTGCCGATTCCGGTGTTCTTGTTAGATCCGGACTTGCCAATGCGTCCGCTGCCTCTCTCGACAGACGGTTCGCTTCTTCTGCTTTGCGTTGTGCTGAAACTGGTAGGGCCATGATGGTTTTCTCTCGATCCGTGTTGGGTCAGGTGGTCTTTGGAAGATCCATTCCTTACGGTGGTCGTTACCGCGACATCCCGCTATGGGGTTTTGCCGCGACGATTGCTCTCGCCTTTGCTCTGCCTTCAACCCGCTCGACGATCTCTGCGAGGGCTTGGGCTCCGCCTTGCTGCTGTCGCAAAACGGCGCCGTCCATCGTCAAGCGTTTAACCCGATCGATCTCGTGCAACGAGTGGACGATCCAGGCCATGAATTCTTGGAAATCAGAATCGGGCGCGAGGCGCCGAAGCGCCTGCGCTGTCCGATCATCAGGTGGTGCAAGCATCGGTCGATCAATATAGGTAAACGACCGGACCCATGTCCGCGGTGAAGGTCGTCGGCGGAACGATGTCGGGAAGCGTCCCGAACGTGCCGGCGATGCTGCCCGCGAGGTTCAAATACCCGGCTGCGGCGAGCCGCTGCGTTGCGGCGGTCGTGCCGTTGCACTGGACGCCGACCCAATACCGGCCGTCATTCTTGAGAACGAATGGAACGGTGAGGGCGATCTCTTGGAACACATCGGCGCCAGCCGAGAGCGTCCCGGCCAGGGCGGACGATGCAAGAAAGCCGCCTTCGGGTCCGAACAGCGCCACGATCAGGTTGTCAGTGCCGACGGTCGTGCCGTTGAGCACGGCGATCCCCGTGACCGTCATCGAGCGCGGGAGGTTGATCTCGACGCAATAGACCGTGCCAGCGACCATTGCCGCGTCCGTGCCGATCAGGGTTCGAGCGACAGGGCCGATCGGGATGTTCGACACGCGGATCGGACCACCGTCGTCGGTCCGGATCACGTTTCGGATGTAGCTCTCCTCGAAACGCGCGGCGTGTAACAGGCCAGCGCGCCGCATGTAGTTCTCGGCCGCGATGGCTGCGAATTGGAAGTTTCTGAGGACGGGTTTCATCTGTTCTCCTTCGGGGGTGAAATCGTCAATCGACGATGGAAAGACCGGCGCTGTAGGTGATGGAGGTAGCGTCGGCGTGGTTGAAATCGATAACGATCTCTTTAGGCAGCACATCGTTTGCGGCGAGGTTCGCAACTGCCGTGAGGGCAGGGCCGACCTTGAGCACGGTCGTCGCAACGGCGGCGAGCGCCGCGCTGGCGAGGATCGTGTAGAGCTTCCCGCTGGTGGGATCTTTGCCCTGGATCGTCACCGTCAGACTCCCAGCCGTCCAGGCAGTGATGTCGATCGTCAGATGGCAGGCTTTCCCCTGCGTATTCGTGAAGGGGACGGTGTGATCGACGGTTCGCGCAGCTGATGGTGCTAGCTCGACGGTAGTGTTCATCGAGTGCCTCTTTTGGTTAGTGAGTGCTAACTTTTCCGATGATCGGCTTGCTATGTGGCCCTGTCAATGAACAGGGGCTCAAAGGTCGTTGTCCAACTCGAGCGCGCGCCGCCGCACAACACCCCCGTCGCGGAAGCCCTGTGTGGCTTTACGGATCGCGGTGCCGTTCGGCGGCTGGCCGGCGTTGTCGGTCTGGGTGGCGCCAGCTGGCGTCCCTCCGGCGCCCGCAACACCGTCCGGTGTGCCGCCTTCCGCGTTCGGGCCAGCGTTCCCGAGAATCTCGTGCGGCTGCGGCATCCCGGCGGTGCGTAGCTGTAGGGTCATCTTGTCCGGGAGAATCTTGTCCACCGGCATGTCGGCGGCTTTGATCGTCTCGCGCAGCATTTCCGCGCGGCCCTCGACGCCGATGATCTGCATGTCGATCGGGTTGAGCGTGGCTTGGAGAAGCTCGCGGCGCCGCAGCTGCGCCATGTCCTTGACCAGCAGCGCGGCCGATCCGCTCGTGACTGGATGGAGGTCGCCCTTGATCGTTGGGTCCGGGTCGAACTGCATGTTGTAGTTGTAGGTCCGGCCGATGATCGGTCGGATCACGTTGAGGTCGACAGACTTAATCACCCTACGGACGCCCTTGCCGACGTTGCCCATCAGCTGCGCGAGCCCGCTGGATGTCCGGCCAGCGCCGCCCACCTTGGCGTCGCCGTAGGTGTAATTCGGGAAGCCGGAAATGTTGTCGAACACCCGCTCAAAGTGGTTGTATATCAACATCAATTCTTGGATGTTCATGTTCGGCTGGTAGAACTCGACGGCTTGGCGGTTCGAGCCCTGCGGGTCCGACGTCATCTGGTAGAGCTTCCACGGGTAGGGCTTGCTCGGCGTCTCCCCGTCGGCCAGCCGGTCGATGTACTGGACGACTTGCGGGCCGCTGGCGATCGCCGCGTTGTTCGCCATCGCGCGCGCGGCGCCGTTGCACATTCCTTGGCAATCGCGGCCCAGGTCCGGTAGGGAGTAGCCCCAGAACGCACCGGGAATCTCCTCGAACGAGGTCTTGCTGTAGGGCTTTTTCCCTAGTGGATCTTCGTTGATCTGGGCCTTGATGACGTAGCCAGCGATCTTCCACGCCTCGACTTGGTACTCCCTGTTAGGGTCGATTTTCTCCCCTACCGGCAGGCCGTTGCGGAACTGCCAATCGAGGAGCATCCGCCCGGAGCACGAGCCCCAGAAGTTGAGGCACTCGATGGTCCCCTCGGAGTCGTATTCCTCGTGGCGCCGAAGCTCGAGGATCGCCCGCTCAAAGTCGTGATAGGTGCGCGAGGAGTAGCCCTTGGCGCCGAATTGCTCGATCACGGCGTAGATGGCCTGTCTCGAGTAACCGGGGACGCCGACGAGTTCCTGTAGCTGCTCGCGCGTGAAGCGGTGGCGATCGATCAGGTTGCCATACTGGATGTTGCGCATGGCCGGCGCGGGGAAGATGTCGAACGGGCTGCGCCGCTCGTAGTCAAGCTGTAGGGTGTTTTCGACCTTCGGGAGCCACTCGCCGCCAGACGAAGGAATCCATTTGAGAACCTTTCGCTTCCGGAGGATCGGCCCCTTGATGAACGCGGCGGGGTAGGTCACGAGGTCGTAGATGAATTCGGACAGGGCTGTGTCCCACCCCCCATCGGCCAGCTGGTCGGCGATCCGCAGTTCGTGGCGCTCGGCGACCTCCTTGGAAAGCTCCTTCAACCGCTGGTAGGCGAGGGTCTTGATCTTGAGCAGATGCTCGTCGATGCGCCGATCGTCGATCTCCCACCCCGCGGCCATCGCCTGCTCGGTGATGGCTTGGATGATCGCCTGGGCGACCGGGGGCGGCAGTTCCGGCATGGGGCTCGGCTCGAGGCCCCAAGGTTTGTCCGTATCTGGCGTGAGGATCTCTCGTAGCCACGCCTCCGCCGCGCGGCACTTGGCGGAGGTCAGCATCATGAATATCTCGCTGCCGCCCTGCTCGCGGATCAGGCCAAGCTCTGAGGGCTCGTAGATCCCGGTGCGCTGGCGGAGCGCCCGGAGCATCTGATCTTCCATCGGCCGCTTGGCGATCTGGGCTTCTTGCCAGAATCGCTCGATGTGGCCGGCAATGCCGGTGTACGCCTCCTGCGGCGGATCGGGCTGCGAGAGCTTGCGCTCCTCCCGTTCAGCCAGTTCCCGGTTGGGAACGACGCGCCTGAGCCCTATGGCTGGCATGGGTCAGCGCCGATTGACGCCAGAAATTTCCGCGTTTTCTTTCTGGCTCTGCCTGACCCTGGAATCGTTGTCTGACCGGGTTTGGGCCTGAATTCGATCGGACTTGGCCTTCTCTGCGGCCATTTCGGATTCAGCCGCCTTGATCTTGGATCCCTTGGACGGATAGAGCATGTCCATCCGTCTTTGATCCCCGGGGGTGTTGTAGACCATTCCCCCGTCTGCGTAGGCCATTCGATGCTTTCCGGCCTTGCCGGACTTGCGGGCCATCTTGCGCTGGTGGTCGTTCATCGACGCCTCCCTTGTGGTGGGGGTCGCCCGACACATTAGAGTAAGCGCACGCTTTCGGCAAGACCCCCTGTTTATGTGGCGAATCTCTGCGACGTAACGGGCCGCGCGCGCGGCCGTCCGCGGGACACCATCCCCTGCATACAGGCGCCGGTCATGAAGGCTGAGGCGCCGTGGGAGTGCTCGTCGTGGCGCCAGGTGTCCGCGTAGCTGCCCATGCGCTCGCTCCACTCCTTGCGGAACTGCTCAAGGTGGACGATCCCGACGTCGCAGTTCTCCTCGTCGAACCACGTCGTCGCCAGCTGGTTACGTCCGGCTTCGATCTGGTCGTCGCGGTCGAATTTCTTGGCGATGATAAACGTGTAGCCAAGGTGGTTAGCCAGTTCCCACCGACTCTTTCCAGTGCCAAGGTCACGCACCGCGAAGTCGTGTGGGCCGATGTGGTATCGGTACTGGTATCCGCGCTCGATCCGCATCTGCGTGAGCAGCTTCAAGTGCCATTCGAGTGAGCGGTCCGAGATCTCGTGGTAGTAGATGCAGCGCACTTCCATGCCGATCTGCTGCACGAACCAAATCGCCATCTTGTCGCGTAGCCCCAGATCCCACCACGTATCGACCGACAGGCCCTTCTCGTGGGGGACTTTCGTGATCCGGCTGCTCTCGCGCGCCTCCTGCATCTGCTCGGCGAAGTAGGCGCCTTTGAGCACGGCCTCGAACGGTTCCTCGTCCGTCGACGGGTGCTCCCGCTTCATTTCGTCGCCGTTCCAACGCTTCTTGGAGATATACCAAGCCCGCTGGTTGATCGAGAGCTTCGTGTTCATCACGCGCTCGACCTTGGAGAAATAGATCTGATGCTCCTTCGTGAACACGATCTCGCGCGTGTCCTCGTCGCTCATGACGTACTTCGGGTTCGCCCACCACGGGTAGAAGTGATATTTGAAGTCGTGCATCGTCAGGCGCTTGTTCAGCTGCGCGAGGCGCCGCGACGCCTGGGCGACGGAATAGAACTCGCCGCCCTTCCCGTGGCCGGTGCTCTCGACAAAGATGTAGTTGCCTGGGTGGACGGTGTTGAACGAGCCCGTCTTGATCTCCACCGCTTTGTCAGGGTAGGCGATAGAGATCTTGCCGTATTCGGAAACGTGCAGGTAGTTGTAGGTTCCGGAACGCATCGACGTGTCGACGCTGATCTCGCTCTTGTTGGTGAAGATCAACTCGTTCTGGGTGTCGTTAGTCGGCGCAGTGACCGCTTTGATCTGGTCGGGGAGGCGATCGTAGGGGTGCTTGATCTTTCGACGGAAGATCTTTTTCACGTCATCGAGTGTGTGCGCGATGATCCCGCCAGTGAGGTTCGGGGTGAACACGCAGCAATCAAGGATGAAGATGTCGATCAACGTGGTGAAACCGTGCTGACGGCCCTTCACGATCACGTTCAAGTACCACATCTTTTTGATGAAATCTTCCTGCATTGCGTTCGGCAGGAAGCGGATCTCTCGGCCTGAGTCGTCGATGATGTAGTAGAGGTTGTGGAGCCTCCACATCTGATCGGAGAACTGGTCGACGACTTCGATCTCACCCATGATCGAACAACTCCTTTATTTCATCTACCGCTACCGGCAAATCTTCAAAGTCACAAAATCTAGTGTCGATTCCGTGATCTCCGAATTTCCCCGTATCAAATTCAATGACATCCATTTTAAACGCCCCGCCCATGACGGCCCCGCGCCTCCCACCAATGTCGAGCTTCACCGCAACATAGAATTCAGCGTCCAACTCCTGCGAAACCGGGAGCATTGCTTTTCGGTAATGCCACGCGCTCGCGGCCTTTATGTCTCCCATTACAGCTTCACCCCCCATATAGATCGTTATTTCTGGCCTTTGGCTTTTCCCGTTGGTGACGATCGTGTGGTCGCAACGTAGGTTGTGAAGATGCGCCCACTCAGCGAACACAAGCTCTCCGATGTAGCCAATGACAAAACGATTTTCAACGCTCAATCCAGTGTAGTTGGGCGTTGTAGTAAGGCCGGTATTGAAAATTGTTCTTTGCCAAGTCTCGGCCTTCTGGATCATTTCATCGGTGATTAAAATGTCCACTTTCACTCACCCCTTGCCATCGAACGGAGAGTAGTCAGCAAGCAGCTTGCCGTCGATCTTGAACGTGCCTTTCTTTCTCGGGAAGCGTCCCGGCTTCGTCGGCGGCAGCTGCGGGATCTTCCCGTGGACCGCTGGATCGAATCCCTGCTTCTCGAGCAGGGCCGACATGCTGCGCACCGTGAGGATTAACTCCATCAGCTTCACGGGCCACTTGTGCAGGGGGTGTCCGGTCCATCCGCTGACCGTCGCGCGGCTCATGCCGGCGAACTCCGCGAAGTCCTTATGCGACCAGTTCAGCTGCTTGAGGAGATTGTCGAACTCCCCCTCGCCGGAGAAGATCGCTTTCCTCCGGGTGCCGAGTCGCCGCTTCGCTTTGGGGTTCTCTTTCAAGGTCGTGATTCTTTGCCACTTGCGGACATACTTGCCTTTTCGATACGCCTTGCGCGCCTGGACGACCTCGATGTAACGCTCCGGCGTGACACCGTGCAATCGAGCCCATCCCTCGACGCACTTGCGCCGGAATCTGCTCGTTACCGGGTGGACGCGGAACGGGCCAGCCATGCGGCGATCGCCTTTCTTTGGACGAATTCGTCGCCAATGATGTGCATG